CCAATGTGGTTACCACAAACGACTTGTCGGTTAATTTTGCCAATAATGCTATCAATAGCTCGGCTGCAAATGGTGGCGGCATTGAAGTAGGACCACAAGGAAGTCCATATATTACTTGGCTTTATAATAGTACAGACAACACTTGGAATACTGGTGGTGGTATCAGTGTTGCTGGAAATATTAGTTCTGCTGGAAATATTACTGCTAGTAATTTAACAATATCTGGTACAACTAATTTCATGCCAACAGGAAGTTTGCTCATGTGGCCCACGGCTGTTGCCCCTACAGGATTTTTGATCTGCAATGGATCAGCTGTTTCTCGCAGCACCTATGCCAATTTGTTTGCTATCGTTGGCACCACCTTTGGATCGGGTAACGGGTCCACTACATTCAATCTTCCTAATTACACAGATCGCATGCCAATTGGTACAGGTACTATTGCTGCTAATGTAGGCGACACTGGCGGTTCTCAAACAACCACTTTAAGTACGTCTAACTTACCGGCCCACACCCATACCACGTCTGTTACAGACCCAGGACACCACCATACTTCAGCAGGAAACGGTGCTCCAAATGGCGGCGGTGCTGGTGCTGCATTCACTGGAGATGGGCCAAACCCATCGGGAAATCAACCTGGGCATACTACCTTAGACAGTACAACAGGTATTTCTGTATCCATTGGTTCTACCGGGTCTGGCACAGCAGCTACCACAATTTCTCCATTTCTTGGCATCAACTTTATTATCAAAGTCTAATCAGATACAACATAACTGTATCGGTGTAGTCCTATTTTCTTAACTAAATATAGCATATTATTGGAAGAACCATGGGATTAACCAGACCGCGTGCCGAACAGATTTTCAACTTAGATTATAAACAGGCCACACGGGTAGTCACAACAACCGATGTCACACTCGCCGTCGGAGCACCGGCACAGGTCGACGGTGTAACACTCAGTGCCAATGACAGAATTCTAGTCACAGGGCAAAGCACCGCCAGTCAAAATGGACTTTATTTGGTAGCCACACTGGGATCCGGATCCAACGGAACTTGGATCAGAACCTCAGACGGTAACGAAACTGGAGAAATTGACGCCGGCATGATTGTCATGGTCACCGAAGGCTTGGCCTATGCTGATACTCAATGGAAGTTGACCACTGATAATCCTATTGTAGTTGGAGTCACTCCGCTGGTTTGGGCAATAAACATTCTCAGTACAGTGGGTGGCGGCAACACACAAGTACAATACAACAGCGGCGGAGTACTCGGGGGGTCTACTAACTTTACATTTGACGGCTCAAATGTAACAGTAACTGGCAACATCGCCGGTTCATATATCCTAGGCAACGGTAGTCAATTAACTGGATTGCCAGCAACCTATAGTGATAGCAATGTGGTCACTCTGTTGGCCTCCTTTGGATCAAATTCAATATCAACCACTGGTGATATCACTGCTGGTAATATCAATAGTCCACATGCCGACTTGGCAGAAATGTATGTAGCCGACGCTGACTATCCCCCCGGCATAGTGGTAGAGTTTGGTGGCGATTACGAAATAACCGTTGCCAGGACCAGCCATTCTACCACTGTGGCTGGCATAACAAGTACCAATCCCAGTTACTTGATGAACAGCGCACAGTCCGGGCAATATGTTATACCTGTTGCGCTTACTGGTCGTGTACCTTGTCAAGTCATAGGAACCATCGTCAAAGGTGATCGTTTGGTAGCTAGCGATTACATGGGTGTAGCTGAACGTTTAGACCCTGAACAATATCAACCTGGTTGTATTGTTGGCAAGGCTCTAGAAAACTATGATTCAGAAACGATCGGCCTAATCGAAGTAGCCGTAGGGAGAACATAATGCAGGCCAGATACAGATCAGACTATCCAGGAGAGTTTGTCATACTTGAATCCAAGTGGTCCGGGGGCAAAAAAACCGAAACCAGAGAGTGGATTCCTAATCCTATCGAGAATCAACACATTTCGGGTCGTGCGGCCTGCATTGGCAGCACCGTAGATCGATATCGTTTTGATTACACGCACTTAGAACGCCACCGTGGTGGACTACTGAGTAGTAAAAAATTACAGACCTATGGTGTTGGTCCTATCGCTCAGGAGATGCGTTTAGATTTTACTGTGGAAACCAATCACGCAAGATTGGCTGGTATCTTAGAATCAGGATATCATGACAATAATATAGTTTATACCACGCCTAGAAATTGTATCAACAATCCTGGTCAGTGTTATATCATACCCATACGTCCCGGCATCACTGACCTAGCCACCTTGGTCTACTTGGCTGCATTTGACGGACACAAGGAAATATTTCTGTTAGGATACCACAGAGAGACCGACGGTGGACGTGATACCTGGATCAAGGAAATTACCAAAATATTCACGGCCTATCCGGTACAGTTTTATTTGGTAGGTGAACCAACACTCATGCCCGGCGAGTGGTTGGATTGTGCCAATGTCAGGACCATGGACTACCGAGAGTGGATCAGCTACTGCGACGTATCACAGTAAACTACACCGGGTCAACACTGGACTCGATAGTTAATATTTTGTTTTGAACAGCTTCAAAATTCACAGTTGACCATAGGCCTGGATGCATGGGTCTGGGCCATGTGCCTGAATTGATCCAAGCGTATCCTATGTGTTCATCATTGAGTGTGGGTTGGAATTCTGTGTCAATGATACAGAAAAAAGTGTGATACTCAAATCCTGCGTCTGCGGTGGTAAACTTTTCCAAAGGAATCATCCTGAAATATTCAGGAACGAAACCTAGTTCTTCTCGACATTCACGATTCATGGCGGCCAACAAGGTTTCGCCTGCTTCTACCTTGCCACCAGGCAGACCCCAAGCACCAGGATGTTTTGGATCGTTGCGCATGAGATACAGATACCTGCGGGTGTTGATTGCGTAAAACCAAACACCCACAGCTTTTACAATACTAGACTCCACGAGCCTCCCTGATAAATTCCTTGATACGATTTAACCCAGGCTGAACCAGTCCACCGGTATTGTAGTTCAGTGGTGATATTGGTCACGTACTGCATATTGTCCGGACTCGAAGTGCTGTCAAAAGAAATTTGCCATCTTGCACCATCATATTCGACAATGTCATTGGCATGTGCCACCAGGGGTTGTCCACCAAGGCCCAACCAAAGACTGGGGTTATCCAGGTCAGGATTATCATATGATCCTGTGTCCTGTGTAAACAAATATCTTTGTCCGGTGGCAGCTGCTGGCAGGCCCGCCCCTGGGCCACTGATCAATGGATCAATCACAGATGCGATTGGTGCTAGAGTGTTTGGCGGTACTGTTCCGGTGTTGACTGTAAACAATAAAAATCTGTCATCGGTAGGATCAAAGGCCACAGTACCCATGACTTCGGTTCCGTCGGGCTGTTCAAGTGTGATATAACTGATACCTGGACGCAAAGTGCCGTACATGTTGATCACACCGTTCCATAATAAATTGCTGGGAGGACTATCAGGAGGAGTCAAACTGGCATTGGATTCGTCGACCACTTGTTGTTGTCGTAGGGCTTGTAATTTATTATCAACCAATAAAACTTGGTATCCATAAGGTGTAAATCTCTGACGAGTTCCTAACAACAAGTCGCTGTTGGTCAGGGCATTGGTAAGATCTCCTTGTGCGTCATACACTGACGCAATGATACGCTCGACCACACCCAATTTTTTGACCTTGGCCGGAGGAGTGATCCACATGGGCAGGGTAAATGTTAGGGTAGAAATGTCAATGGAAGTGTCGGCATTTACTGGAACAGTCTTATTGGTCCAACGACTGTCTTTGAGATACAGCACAGTCAAACTGGTCCAGTCAATATAGTTGTCGGTACTCTGTATTTCTAAACTGGGATTAAACAAGGTCAGGATCTGTTCCAACAACTGCATCTTTTGATTGGTATTTGATGTCCAGATATCTAGGTTTATGGTCAGTTCATATGGCACTGGCATGGCACGTTCAATGGTAAATGCATTGCCCTGTGTGGTTTCATAACTGTCGGTGGCAACATCATAGGTGCGCTGGCGTACTTGTATGTTGCTTACAAAATAAGGTTCCTGCATGCGTTCACGATCATATTTCAAATCTGTGATATAAAATGACATCATGGGAGTTGATGGCATGTCGTTGGCTGAGTTGTTTTGCAGGATAGTCTGCGCTTGACGGCTAGCATCGCCGTAGCGTACAGGCACACGAACCAGGGTATCTGCCTCTGATCCAGGTCCTTGACCAGCTTCGTTGGCTCCATACTCAACATCAAAATTTGAGAATATTCTGGCAAACTGTAACAAGAAGCGACGGATTTGACCATCGTAAAAGTAGGTGGCGATAATTATCTCCCTGGAGGTCTTGGGTTGGGTGGCAATCCGCCACCTTGGTCACCATTGTCTGGTTTGATTTCTAGGATCTGACTGAGACTCTGACGACTTGGAATATTGCCAACGTCTTTTGTGGCCACAGTATAAGGGTTGTTGACAAAACTGGCTCGTTGTGTGAGTGCGTCGGCTGCATAGTCAAGATCGGTCCTGACATTGTCAGTGATGGCCAACCAGGCCTTGCCATTGTAACGGAACAGGCGATTGGGGAAATAATCCAATCGCAGGCAATAATCTCCTGAGGCTGGAAGCGGTGGAAATTGTACACCGGGAGTGACCGGTAGGCCGTTGGGCGCATGAGTACTTCCAGTCAGGTAACCTTGTACATAGCCAAATCCGTTGGGAGTAACGTCTAATGCAGGTTGGTCGCCAGAACTAGTCGGGCCGTCCGATGTAGTAGTAACACCATATGATCCGGGCTGACCACCTTCGGTAGGCAAAATATAAAACTTAACATTGTCATAGCCACTGATTGGTACATCTTGATAGGCTTGTGTCAACAAGGCATCGTTGATCTGCAGATCCTTGGGTCTAGTACTTTGCTTGTCACCAACTGTGGCAGGTGTGGTTGGCGTCCAGTACGGTAGACCGGTCGCTGGATTAACAGCATCAATTGGTGTGCCAGCCGGCACGTTTCCGTTGGCTGTGTAATATGTTCCGCCATTGTTTACAACTTCACCATTGGGATAAAAATTACCCGGATCCCAGATGTTTTCTGGCATGAATGGTTGATTGACGATCTGGCTGTACTCTTGAGCATTGACCATGGGCGTAGCTCTGCATCGCCATAGGTGTGGCAACCAGGTGACACTGAAACCTTCCTGCGCAAAGTTGGCATCTTGGATCACATAGTATCTTGGCAGGGCCTTGACCAGGGTAGTGTCCAAGGGATGATAGTCTTTCAAGTTGGGTACTTCGATCACATCACCCGACATGAGCTTGCGCCCAAAGGTGTCTATCATCTTATTATAATGGAACGTGATATACAAGGTATCGTTGTTTAGGAATAAACCAAACTGTGTTAGATCAAAGTCGATGTCTTGTGTACGATACACACCACGCATGACATACACATCGGGATCGTAAGCACGATCACGGTTTTCTAGTAATAACAAATCCTCAATGAACAAGGGATTGGTTGTGGCATAATTGGGTATGGTAGCATCATTGTTACCATTGTCAGTGCCGGCACCTTGTGGACCGAGATATTTGTGGCAATAAATGTCAAGGCCGCCAACAGTG